CGCCGGATAATGCACGCCCGGCTCGGACGTTTGGCTCTGCAGCGCATCGAAATCCAAAACTTCGCTGTCCGCATAAATCGGCGGAATTCCGTACTCGAATGTTTCCATCTGCAAATTCGAAAGCGAATTGAATCGCTCCTGCACGCTCACCAGCGAATCGCCCAGCGCCGGACGCCCGCTCGAGCCATCCCCCGGCAGCGCATGCAAGACCCGCCAGTGATCATCCATATTTTCGTTCCGCGATTCGCAGTACGTATCGCCCGCAAACGCCACGTGCGCCCCATCCGGAAATAATTCCAGCAGCTCGTCGCGCATCGCCTTGTCTTCCAACGCAAAAAACGCCCAAGGCCGCAGCCACGTTCGCTGGAACGTAATCAAATTGATGTTGATGTCGCCGCCCTCAGTCAGTGGCCCGCCCTGCGATTGTGAAAGTCGCGCCAGGCGCTCGTACTCCTGCCCGCCCGTCCCCACCGGCGATCCAATCTTGTCCGCCGCATGCGGATACGCCGCCCGCAACCGCGCCTGATGCACCTCCATGTTCCATTGCAAGTACGGATACTCATGCATCTCATTCGCCCACGGTGGAGTCTTCAATTCCAATCCGCCCACCATGGTGATCACTTCCTGCCCATTCGGCACCCGCATCCGCGTCTCCGCCGCCGGCACCGTAACCGTCTCCGCCGCCACAAAATCCTCTTCCGTCAGCAAAGCCCCACAGGAATCACAACTCCGTCCCGGTTTTTGATTTTCGGGGTTAAGACTTTCCGGGTGCCGCATCCTTGCGTCGTCCGCAAGGGTGCGTTCCGAGGAGTCAGCCCCCTCCTCCGCAGCCGCCGTAGCATTTTCCTTCCCGCACTCCGGACAAACATACAAATCCTCGCCCACCCGCACTTCCCGCGCCGCAATCTCCGTCTCCGGATGAAATCCAAACCTCTGCCCATCCACCACAAATCTCACGTAGGCCCCAACCTTCCCATCCGTCCAAAGACTGAACGCCTCATCCACGATCAAATTCCCCACTCGATTGTTCCGCTCCACCAGCTGCGCCACCTCCGTCGCCGCCTTCGCCGCCGCTACATCCTCTTCCGCCTGCGCCGAAGTCGGGAAGAACCTCACCCGCGGCACATCCTGCGACAGCACCGAAACCAGCGACAATCCAAACGCCTGGTAAATATTCGTCACGAATTCGTAGCGCGGCAAATCCTCGATCGAACTTCCATCCGCCAATTTCTGCTCGAAAGGCAAATGCCAGTTCTGGTCCTTCTCGTTCCACCACACATACTGCAACCCGCGCCAGAACTGGTGCGCTTGCTTGATCCTGCGAATTTCCGCCCGACGCGTCGATTCCGATTCGAACGAATACTGATGAACCAGACGTCGCAGCGCCGCCTCTAGTCGCTGCGGAAGCTGCTCGTTATTCGCGCCGTAGGGATTCCGCCCCGCACCCGCTAGTCCCATCCCAGGGACCAGCGCAGGCGACGGACCTTCAACTGGCACAAACGCAGAATTTGCCGCAACCGCAGCTTTCTCGATTGGCATTCGTATCTCGCTTTTAAGGAATCTGAAAACTTCAGAACTACAGGAGAGAACTACTACTGAATCTCGATCGTCGTCTTGCCTAACGCAATCGCGTCCGCCAATTTCGCCCCACGCGCATCCGTGGTAAATCCAAACCGGCACCGCACAAATTTCACATTCTGCAACGAAATCTCGCCGCCCTCATACCGCAGCCGCGCACCCACAAAAGTCACATTCCGCCAGCGCACCCCGTCCAAAGTCTGCGAAGCGCCCTCAATCGTCAGTCCTTCCACCCGCACTCCATCGCTCAACTTCCGCGTCGCCGGAGGCAGCAAAACCTCCGACGTCTCCGGCATCAGCGTCGCATCCAGATAATTTCCACCCGCCATCCCCGGATCCACCACCGCATCCGTGCCCACCGCCCGCGGCGAAGCCATCACCACATGCCCCGGCACACTTTTCGCGTGCCGCGCCTCAGTGTCCGGCCCCACATTCGAAATCGGCGTCGCGCTCGCCCCAGGATACGAAGTCAAATCCGGCGCATCATCCGCATTCGCGCTACTCGCCGCCTTCCCTTCATCCGCCGACCGCAAATCCGCCAGCTCCATTCTCGCCAGCGTCACATGCTCAATCAGCCGCGTATTTTCCGGCGCAATGCTCAACGCCTTGTCTAACCCCGCCAAACTCTTCACATAAAAATCCGCCGTCGGCTTCTGCCCTTGCATCCTTGCCGATGTCACAATCGACGCCGCGCGATCCACTTGCACTTCCGCCGCAGTCACGTTTCCCCCAGTTCCCTCCGCCGTCGCACCCTGCAAAGCGTCCGCCACATCCGCCTGCCATGCCGGAGTCGCCGCTCCCGCCGCCGTCCCGCCCCGCGCCACGTAATTCGCCGTTCCCGGCACGCTCACCGTCGGATATTTCGCCGCCGGATGCAGCAACGCCTGAATTCCCTGCCATGCCAGCGTTCCCACCAGCGTCACCGCCAGCAAAATAATCACCACCCGCGCGTAACCCGGCGCCGCCGGAAACCCGCCTCCGCGCCTCGACCACCTTCGATCTCTTCCACTCGCCGTATCCCACAGCGATCGCCCCATCTTTAGCCTCAGCGAATTCCCGTCGCTGCCCACATCTTAGACCAGTGTCTCGTCACTAGCCACTAACCACTAGCCACTGCCTCCTAAGCCTTCCCCGCATTCTGCAGCTCGCCCTTTAGAAAATCGATCAATTCCCCGTGGCCTGCAAAAACATGAGTCTCCGGCTTCGGTGCATATCCACGCGCCGGCAATTGTCCTGGAGCCGGCGCCTGCCACGAATCGCCGCCCTGCGTCACCGGAATCGCCTCCCGATGCACCCGCGCCACAAATCCCCGCTGCGCCCTTCCACTATGCGAAGGCACCAACTCCGCCGCCTCAATTTCTACGCGGTGCATCGGCGTCTTCTCCGCACTAGAATAATCGCCCGCACCTTCGGCGTCCGAGCCCGCGCTGCGCCCGTCTTTATCCTTCAACGCCGCCGAAGCCGACTCGGCCTCCCGAGCCGCCTCGATCGCCCGTCCCGCCACCGGATTTGCATAGTATCGCCCGCCGATAAAAGGCATCTCATCCTCCATTACACCGCGTCGCCCGATTCCTTCTTCCGCGCCGAATCCATTTCCAGCATCCGGTAAATCTGTTGCCATGATCGTCGCCGCATCACCGGCCCCGCACCCTGACCAGCCGCGTGGCCGGCACCGTTCGCGCTCAGTTGTCGCCCTGCCCGCTGCGGAGCCTTTGCATTCAACGAACCTGCCGCGTTTCCCAACCCTGCACGATCAGCCGCCTCCGCGCTCGTCACCATCACCGGCGGCACTCCCGCAATTCCCAAAATCGAATTCAGCAACGCCCGATTCTCGCCCCGCAATCGCGTAATCTCCGCTTCGAGCCCTCGCATGTACCGCGAACTCGTCAACCGCGCCCACCATTCCCGCAAGCTCATCAAAGCAGTTCTCCCCCAAATCAATGCCGCCGCCTTCTTCCAAAAGACGCCGGAAGCGTCGGCCTTACCTCGATCTGTGCCTTCCGCGCCTGCATCGCTCGTATCGTCGGATCTTCCGCCGTCACTCGCTCCGCGATCCGCTGCTCCACCGGCGCCCGCGCCATCCCGGCCCGCCGCGCCGCGTACCTCGACTTCAGCCCATAACGCGCCGCATCCGCCGCATCATCGCCATCCATCTTTTCCACGTCTTCAATCCGCGCCGGATCCCGTATCAACGTCGGCAGCACTCGAATCAATTCGCTGCAATTCTCCGTAATGTGCCACTCGCCCGCATCCAGCATCTGGTACATCAGCATCCAACCGCCGATCCGGTCATCCTCCGCCGGAGTCGGCCGCGGCCATCCCGCCGCCGCAAAAACATCCCCCATCTGCTCCGCAATCGAAGCCTCATCCGTCCGCCGCGCGAAAGCATCCGGCGAAAGATAGATCGCCTCGATCTTTTCCCGCGACTCCTCAGCCGAACCGCTGCCGCTCAAACTGCGCGCAATAATTTCCCGCGCCAAATCCCGCGGTGCCGTCCGATGCGTCACATACTCTCGATAGGTAACCACCCGCGTTGCCGAATCCGCGGCAGCCGCAGCTCGCGCCATCGCAAACTCCCGCCCCTGCTCGCACATTCCCTGTTCCGCGCTTTTCATGAAACCAAAAAATGCGTCCCCCGCAGCTGCAGCCCCCGGATTCGAAACCGCCGGCGCCTGTGCATGCCAATAAGTCGCAGCCGGATGCTCAAATCCCCAGTCGATCGAAATCCACCGAGGCCACCAGGGCTTCCATTCAATCTCTTCCGCCCGCCCCACATGTCGCCGCACATCAAAACCATCAAAATATTGCCCGGCGATCACCTCCCAATCCCCATCCAGAAACGCCCGCTTCAAATGCGTCGGCAAAGCGCTCAATGTCGCCTTATAACTTTCATCTCTCGCGAAAATCGGATTGTCCGCGAATCCTGCCGGCACAAACTCATAATCCGCCGCGTTATATTCTTCCGGCCGCTCCATTCCCGCCGCCGGCTGCCGGTCCACCCATAACGCCTTCACCCACGCGTGCCCAATGTTTCCCGGGTTCGTCGCCCCGGCCATCGACGGCCGGCTACCCGCCACCGGACATCGATTCCGGCTCGTCAAAAACTGCCACTGCCGCAAAGTAAAATGCGTCAGCTCATCGATCCCGATAAAAAGATATTCCCCGCCCTGATACTGATAAACATCACGCTCATTCGCGCAATAACCAAACTTCGTCGTCGAACCGTTCAACCATTCCACCTGGTGCTTCGATTCCGAAAAACTTTTGTACGCACTCCGCGGCACATCCCGCCGGAAATATTGCAGCAGCGATCCCTCGAGTTCCGGGTACGTCCGCCGCAGCAAAAGCGTATTCACCCCGGGAAAATCATGAGCCTGCCCGATCGCTTCCATCAGCAGCGCCTTGGTCTTCCCCGGCCCCGCCGCCCCGCCAAACAATCGATACTTCGCCGTCGACACATGAAACCGCCGCTGCTTCGGAAACGCTTTGTAATTCAGCCCCAGATCAATGACTCGCGTAATCGCTGGAGCGCGGGCCTCGTTCGCCTCAGCCTTCTTCTCACCCTGCTCTTTGTCGTCCGCGCTCACTCCCGTTTCTTTCCGCCTAGCTCAGCGTTCGAATCTTTTCACCCACATAAAACGCCGCAGCCCCGCCCACAAACGCCGCCGCAATCGCAATGTGATGCGCGCTCAGGACCGCGCCCACAACCAACGCCCCAATCCCGCCCAGCTGCACCGCATATCCCACCGTCGTCTTGCTTGCACTCATGATTCGCTCCTCCCCCTAAAACTATTTCGCGTTGGCCCCGGCTCAATCCCAGCTCAAATTCTCCGCATCATCAGCCCCACGTTCCGGCCGCGGCACGCTATGCACGAATGCCAGCTGCATCGGAATCCCATCTGCCGCCGCGTCGTTCCCCGCCGGATCGGCTTCCAGTGCTCGCTCCACCTCGCATATGAAATCCGCGCGCAGCTTCTCCATGCCATCGGGCTTTCGGCATTCCAGTAGGTCCTCGGCCATTCGGTGCCGGAACCGGGCGCAGAATCGCTCGTCCATGCCCTCCGCGCGCATCGCCGATCCGAGAGTGACCTTCCTTTGGTGCGTCCCCGGTTCGCTCAACATTTCATCGATCCGCGCTATGCGGCGAACCGGAACCTCAACCGGCGACTCTCTTGACGGCATTTGCGGCTCCGGTCCAAGCATGTGTTCTGCGATCAAAGGTTTTTCCTCCGCAGCTCTAAATCACTTCCATCATCAAAGGGTTTGCGGGACACGCGCTCGCCGGGTCCGGTTCGAGCCGCTCGGGCGTCGAGGTTTGCCGCCACGTCCTTGCGCCTGTCCCGCACAGGTGAAAAGCTCCTCTGCTCTTTTCTTCAACGCGGCCTTGCGCACTTCCGCGTCCAGAATTCCCAGCATCGCCGAATCCAGTGCCTCGCGATGCCCCGCGCACAATCGATCGCTCGGACCCGCCGCCTTCCCGCAAGGCGCCCACGCGCTCATGCCGCCGCGCGCGCGCACGAATCCAATGCACGTTTTCATGTCGGTTTGATTTGGAAGGAACACCCGCAGAACGCGGGCCAAGGAAGTGTGCTACAGCTTTATGGCGTTGTGGGCGCCGCCGGCCCGCTATTTGGCTCGATCTTCACCACCGTATTGCAATCGAACGGCACCGACTCCGTATTCGCATTCGATGCCGCTGCCACTCCAATCCGGTGATACCCCACCACGAATAGCAACTTCGGACTCGTCGCCGTAATCCCCGTCATCTTGCCCTTCGCACCCTGCGGAGGCGCCAACGTAAACAACCTAATCTTTTTCGTCCCCGAAATGTCATACACGATGAACTGCTGCACGCATTTCTCGCTCGGCTTGCCCCCACACACCGGCGCATTCGTGAAGTCATAATCAAACTTCACCGTAATCGTATGCACCGCCGATTGCGCCGGCGTCCCGGGAGCCTGCCCGCCGTTCGCGCACGGATCGATCGCCGGTATCACCGCCGGATCCAGCGGTGGAACGTAGGCCGTCGGGCATCCAGCCGCCGCACCCTCATGTCGCGCCGCCGCTCGCGGTGACGCGCTGAATAAACTGAATCCCACCGGCAGTACCTTCCGATGCAGAACGTGATGAAATACTTCGCGCACGCCCGCTAGCATTAAGACCACCGCTACCGCAGACACGGCTAGAATCTTCATCGCCCTCGTCGTCAACAAAACCTCTCCGGCTCGTCTTCGCGCCATTCAATTTCACGCGAGGCCGTCACCCAGACGGTATCACCGGAAAGTCTTGCTATGGAAGAGGTCCAGTCACGAGCAGCAAAATATGCTTCGGCCGGCTACTAACCTAGAATCTGCACCGTCACGCCCGAGCCGCCCGTGATCGCCGTCACCTTGGCCCGCACGAAATTCGCCCGCACGCCCGAAGCCACCAGA